ACCATGCGGATGGCATTACGCTTTAAAAGATTGCTACAGACATAAACACATAGGGCACAACCCTTGCACCGCTCCGTATTCACGTAAGCATGGTGCTCTCCGTCCGAATACATCAGGGTGTTAGGCTCTGGGCAGAAAAGGGTGCATTGCTTACAGTTGTACTTTGAACACTCCTCGTTTATAACCTCTGCCACATAGTACATTTACTGCCTCCTTTTGGTTTTTCAAATGCTTTTAAAGTTATTTTAAGGGGCTTAAAATGTCAAGGGAGTTTGGAGGCTGTTCTAAAAACAATACCCCTTAGGGGTGGGCGTGAGATAATCTTAGATTTAATGCGGAAAAGTAAGTTGCCCCTAAAAAAGCTTAACACCTTCGTAAGCCATTTCCTTAAGGGAGATAAACAGAACTTATGCTACATAGCAGATGCCACTGGCTTTGGCTTCGGAGATAAATCCCCTACGCCAGCCACACCCAAACTCAATTGGGAGAGAGGAACACAAATAAGAACTGTTCAATCTCATGTTAGGCTTGAAGTGATAATAGCGGTAGATGAGAATAAGCGAAAGATAATAACTGCAGTGGAAACTGGAGGACCTTACGAGAGTGAGATTGAGATGTTGAGGAAGGCATTAGAGAAACTACAACCTCAAAAAGGACTACCTTTTATAGCGGATAAAGGCTACGATGCGGTGGATATTATAGAAAGCCTTTTGGATAGAGGATTTGAACCAGCTATAAGGATTAAGGAGACTATGAGGATGAGTATAAGACATCCTTTGAGGAAGCTATCTAACGAGAATTGGAAGAGATACGGGAAGATGAGGTATAGGGTAGAACAGTTGTTTGGTAGCATAAAGCAGAAGATTGGTTCAAGCTTTAAATTGCTGAGGGAGGATTTGGCAAGGAAAGCATCCATTGCCTGTGCTATTCTTTGGAACTTCTGGGTGCTTGCAACTTACTTATTTTTGTTATAATTTGACAAAAAAATGGGACACCTTTTTTATTATAACAGGACATAGGGGGACACAGTGGGACTTTCTGGGACGCCTGAAAATCAAGGATTTGCGGAGAGGGGTATTTTCTGCAAAATTGCAGTTTTGGGGTGTCCCACAATTTTGTCAAACTTTTCTGCCAAAAAAATGGGACACTTTTTCGTTGGGTGTTGGGCTGGGTCAGAATTTGACAAAAAAATGGGACACCCTACCCCTCTAAACTTGTTGATTTTCTTAGTTTGTCCCGCATCCTTGTCAAACCTTTATAACTCTCTAATCTTCTTCCTTACAAGGTCTCTCAGTGCTTCTCCGTAGTAGTTCATTAGCTCCTTCCCAAACTCCGAGACAAGGAACTCTATGACCAGCCCTCTCTTTATAACTTCTTCTATAATCATCTCCGCCGTTCCTTCTGCGAAGTTCTTTTTACTCCAAATCCATTTCTGGAAGGGCGGGGTTTTGGTGGGTTTGGGTGGTTTGTTTTCTGTTTTTTCTTCTTTTTCTGTTCTTTCTCTCGTGGTCTTGCCGTTGAATATATCTTCATACCTCAGTAGTGTCTGGGTTTCTGGCTTTTCTTCTATCCCACAATACCAGCCCTTCACTGCCCCTGCCAGCCATTCTATGTCTACAATCTTACACCTGCCCTTCCTCCATACATGCTTGGCGTACTCAAGATCTTCTATATGCGTGTATGTAAGTGTGTATCGGATGTTGAACTTCTCAAGCACCTTTTGTGTTTCTCTTGTCATGTCAAGTAAAGGATGGGTGGAAGGGATAACTATTTTCTCGTTTTCTCTTTCAATGAAGTATATCCACATTTACCAATACCTCCACCGTCCGTCCTCTCCTCGGCGGTATTTGTCTGCGTATCTATATATCAATAAAGAATATTGGTAGTTGATTTCACAAGCGTTCCTGTATTGCTTACATTCTGCACCCACCCTCCATACGCATACATTCCCTCTTCTGCAGTTTTGCAGGCACTTCTCCCATTCCCACGACCCAGCCCGTCTACACTCTTGAATTACCCAGCTTCCTCCGTTGTATCTCTGATAGACGACCCACAGTTGCGAGGTGGAGTTGCTTTCGATGAGTGTGCTCATGAAGTAGGCAAAGGCATAGAAATGGTCTTTGCTGTATGGCTTTGTGTAGTCAGGGAACAAGGGCTTTAGTAGTGGGTCCAAAAACTTTGGGGTCAACTGGAAGTATCCGACTGAGCCATACCCGTCTAAGCTATCCCTCCACCGGCATGATGTCTCCTTCTCTGCAGTGGCTACGTTGTAATGCACTGGATAGTCTTTAGCTATGTATCTTTCGGTAGCTTCTCTAATAGCAGGTTCAAGCTGTAAGCATCTGGGATTAGCCCAGAGCAAAGACAAGCCCAATATAGAGCAGAAGACTGATAGCGTAAATCTTATCATATGGATGCTCCCATTCCACAAATCCTACCTTCGCCACCCTTGTGATGTAGTAATAGACCAATCCAGCCGAGGCAAGGGATACCTTGCGGGCTATCGCACTTAAAAGTGTAGGCTGGTCATAGACATAAGCAAAGGCTATAAGCAAAAACACGACTGCGAGGGCTATATCAATGCTGTAATGCTTCAGTATTCTTTTAAGTAGTTCTACTGTCTGCATGTGTCTATTACCTCCCGCAGAATTTCATTTTCCCTTTCAAGTTTGAATAAGTAGTTCAAAAGGGACTGCAATTTTTCAGTGTGTGGTTGGTCTGGTTTGATAACGGGTCTTTCTGTTTTTGGGACTTCAGGCATAGGGCACTTTAAGATAACTTCTTTCTCTATCACTTGCACTTGTGGTTTTGTGGCACAGGAGAACAAAAACAAGCTAAGGGCTAAAATGCTTGCTCGTTTCATCTATCATCCTCCGCAAGGCCTCGCACTCATCCGTGTGTGGCGGGATGCTGACTTGTGGGGTGGGCTCAGTGGCTTTTTTCAGGAGGGCGGTATATCTCTGTTCTATCTTCTTTTTGTCAAGCTCGCACTTGCTTTTTAGTTCAGAATAGAGGCTTGCGTATTTGATAAGGTTCTCTTTCGTGCTTTTCAATTCTGTTTTGCACTGAGTTAATCTCTCAGCAGTTTGTAAGTGCATTTTGCGTTCAATAAACAAGCCGACCGCCAGTAGCCCGCATACTACAAGCATAGTAAAAGACAAAGCCCAACTCATGGGAACTTGAACCTCACTCTTCTTTTCACTGTGCCGCCCGCACCCCCGCCACTGCTGCCGCTGCAATTCTCTATCCACTCGTCTCGCCTCCCCCTCGCTAAAAGTCTTAGCGTTCTTTTTATTACAACATCATTAGCCTTGCGGTTTGCGGAGAACCTCAAGCGTCTTGTGATTTGCACATTATAGTTTGCCATTACTTCACCTCGTAGACTATCTCGTTCCCGACCTCTCTAAGTTTACTCGCACTTTCAAATTGAGTTTTCAGCCTGTCTTCTATCTCTTCTACTGCAATACCCGTCCACTCTCCTTTCCTCACCATGAAGCCCGCTTCTGGGTGGAATTCGTAAGCATCTTTAACCTTGCTGTCTTCAATTACAAACACATATTGCATGTCAGCACCCCCTTACGCCCTCGAGAGTTCTAAGATGTAAGTAAATGTAATCGTATCTCCGATCAGGACGGGGATGGGAGTGGCAAGCACAGAACGATCGAAGAGGTGCCAAATGCCGAAGTTCACGGAATGACTCCACACCGCATGTTCCGAGACGGTGGCGGGTGCGGAGTATGAAAGCGTAGCGACAGATCGCAGTCTATAGACTTGACTTGTTGTATTAAAAAAGTAGTTGTAAGCTGAAGCTTGCACGGGCGTGGTTTGGATCGGAGATTGTAAAGCTGTGTCTGTAAAACTCTCAGGGTTCGTCCCTGTTCCAGATGTGTGCCCGAGTGCTATACTCCACAGGTAGCCTCGTCTGAAGTCGTTGTCATCGTTATGAAACCCTCCAAGCGTCTTTAAAAGCGTGATCATTCCTCTGTTCGTGATAAGCTTTTGGCTTTGTAGTCCGTAATCAATCTCTTCTCCATCTTTCGTAATCCTTTTGGCATAAAGTTTGCTTCCCACGACAAGCAGTTCCGCCTCGGGCAATATTAACTTTCTGAATACTCTTAAAAGCTTGTGTCTCATTTATTCCACCTCCATTATTCTGATTTCTTTACCGTTTGCATACACATAAACTTCAAACCCGTGCAGGAAGTTAAAGGAGATGCTGTCCCCGGGGGCAAGCTTAAAGCCGTTTACGTCATCTACCGTGCTGTTTCCAATGAAAATATCTGTATCAGACACATTCTGAATCATCACCCATCTTGTCTCAGGGTCAAGGTCTATTCTTACTCTGCCGTTCACGGTTATAGCCCGTGTCCTTATAATCCTCCTCAAAGTCTCTTGATTAAGCGGTCTATACTCGTAGCTCATAGCAGCCTCCTTTTAGCTTGGGCACGAATTAAAGCAAACAGATAGATATCGTTATTTGCATACTCTACTGTGAAATCTGTCAAGGGCAGCTTGCTGTAAATCTTCTGCAAAATTGCATCAATCTCGGACTGGAACTCATCAAACTGAGAAAGCTTCTTTCTGTGTGCTACGATGATAACAAAGCTTGAGACTGTGCCGTTCCTGTCTATTTGTTCTCTCTCTAAAAACACACTCATAAGCTTTTGAACATCTGCACGGAGTTCTTCGGGGTTTTTGTATCCGAGCGTGTGGGTGTGGTCTGGGAAAAGTGTTCTTAGTTCACTGTGCAAATCTAAAAGCCTCATGCCCTTTTCACCTCAAAGGCCTTCGGTGCAGTTTCTGTTGTGGTCATCGTCTGTGCGTTGAAAAGGGCTTGCAGTTCATTTTGCATCTTGAGATACATATCAGACTTCTCGTAGTATTTGCTGTCTTCAGACTGTGCTAATCTCAGATACAGTCTTCTGAGTGCGACAATCTTTGCATACTCTTTTGCCCATTCAAGCCCTGCCGGGTTCAAGTCTTCAGGTTGGACACTAAATAAGGCTAATGTCCTTTCTGTAAAAACATTAGCAAAGCTTATATCGGTATCACTTGGGCTTATGGGTTCATCTGCGAAGTCTGCGTGGGTGATAAACTCAAAGCTCATATTACTCCCTCCAAAGCTTTCATGAACTCAAGGGCTACCTTTTTGGCTCTATCCTGCAAATTTGCAAAGAAAAACGGATAAGGCTTGCTACCGGGATGGCTGACTTTCTTTCTGAAGATATAGCCCTCAGGAGTTGGGATTTTTAGTGCTTTTCTACGCTTTGGGAGGATGGCGTGTGGCTTAGTGCCAAATTCCACATACTTAGCATAATCCGCTTGGGCTATGATGCGTGCGGAGTTCTCTGCTGACATATACCATGTGATAGACCTCTGAAGGTTCCCTGTTCTCGGCCTGAACGCCCGTTCCGCATCTACCCAGTCATGAATATCTCTCACATACGTCTCCGCCGCTATCATAGCCGCCCTCCTAAGGCTTTTTTCTACTGCGTTTGCTTGTAGTATCTGCGGGAGTTTCTTTATCTTCAGTTCTATCCTCATCTTCAATAACCTCTATCTGATTGCCGTAGATGGCTATAAGCCTTCTCAGGAGTTGCTCGGGAACGGGCTCCACAGACACGCCGTCCTTGAAATTGATAACGCCCCCGGGGAAGTAAAGGGGGCTATCTCCTTGCCATGCTATCCTTACTCTCTTCATGATTAGTTGTTGATGTTGATTATCTTAGCTACATCCCATTTATTCTTACTTGCCATAGAGACATACCACTTAAGTCTCCATTTTCTTGCGTCTCTGTTCTCAAGCTTTCCTACTTCCTCTATCACTACGCCAGCGTTGTCTCCCATATGCAAACCGTGAACTGTGGTTTGCCCCAACCTGACCGCATATACGGAGGTTAGTCCTGATGTGATGGGAATGTATTCATTTTTGAGGATTGGAATTCCGTTATAAGCCATGACGGGTCTTCCGAAGTTGGGCAGCATCACTTGTTCAGGCGTGACGTAAAGAGTTCTGAGTAAGGCTTTTATGGAAAGATAAGTTCTTGGGTGCACTATGATTGCAGTGGGTTCCGCACCAACAGGGAACTTCTCAAGTAGCTCATCAAGCAGCTGGAACGAAATAGGGGCACCGCCCGAACCAGCGTTAACCACCATACTTGTATCTACAAACCTGTCCAGCCCGTCAAACTCGTTGGGGTTTGTTTGGCTTCCTACGATGAACAGTCTTTTGAACGCCCTTGTGATCGCCTCCGATGCAGCAAGAGTTTTCTCAAGCACACGGTCTACAAGCTGTTCTACCGCAGTAGCTTCAAAGTTGTAAACAACTACATCTGCGGCGATCATGGAGATTTTGTTTTGCATCACAGTGCCCACCACATCTACCTCGGGGATAGTTCCGTACGGGTCTATTACCGACGCGGTGGGGACATCGGCAGTCCTATACCAGCTGTAAATATTTGTGGCACTTCTCGTGAAAGGCAAGAGGGCGAAGAGTTCGTCCTTGTCTGCCATATACTCAATGACTGCCCTCTCTGTGGTTTCTGCGGAAAGCTTACCTGCCAAAATTTTCAACACACTCATTATTTATCACCTCCTAAAAGTTTTTTCAGGGCTTGTTTTAAGCGTTCTTCAGGGTTTGACGGTTCTGTTTGTTCTGTCGCGTGTGGAGCGCCAGAACCGCTAACGGCTTTGACGAGGAAGGGATTTTCATTCAAAAACTTCTCAATAGCAGTATCTACATCCTCACCGTCTACGAGGACTTTACCGTCTTTGATCTCAATCTTCTTTTCTGCTTTCAGTAGCTTCAACGCCTTGTCTGCGTCTACTACCTTGTCTGCAAGTTTGCTTTTGACTTGATATTCAGTCAGCAGTTCTTCTTTTTCTTTTTGCAGTTGCTTAAGTTGTTCTTTGTATTGCTTTTCTATCTCTTTTGCTTTCTTCCTCTCTTGCTCTAAAGCTTCATAGAGTTTGCCTTTTTGTTCTAACAGTTGTGCTTGCATATCGTCCCAGCTCTCAAAACCGAGATATTTCGCTTGCTCATCAAGATGCTTCCTTACAATCTCTTCCACATTGACAGCCTCTACTTTTTGCTCGGTCTTTTGCTGAGTTTGGACTTGCTCTTGTGTTTGTTGTTCTTCCCTTTCCTCCATCACTTATTACCTCCGCAGTATTTTTGATACAGTTCTTCAGCTTTTGCTTTGATGCTGTCTTCTCCGTGCATGCCAGCAAGGCGGATCGCAGATCTAAGCATGTAGCAGTTGATGGAGCCGTCTTTGTTTTTGTATGGGTAGCGTTTGTTTTTCGGGTCAAGGAAGTAGTCTTCGGGCAGTTTCTCTCTTTCACTCTCTCTGTCCAGCCACTTCAGTTTGTCTGTTGGAATATTACGCACTTCGGGCATGGGAGAGAAAGATAGAATTGATGCTTAAAAGTCTTTTCGCATTTTGCGAGATAAGGCTTGCTTATATTTTTACTTAGTCCATGGGATTAACTCACGATCTTGATGATGTGAAAAAGATTGAAAAGGAACTTGAAAAATACGACAGACTATTTTTGAAAGCAAGTGAGGCAGCAAAGCTATTAGGCGTCTCTCGCAGATTAGTGCATTATTACTGCCAGCGTGGAGAAATTTTTGCGGTGAAGCTAAGTCCAAGGAAAGAAAGGAAAGGAAAAGGGGGGAGCTGGCTGATTTACAAGGAGAGTTTGATAGAGTTCTTGTTGCGGAGGAATAACTATGAAGTGTTTTGAATGCGGAGGTCTTTGTTTTCTTTTATCTTGATGAACTCGCAGTAGCTTCTAAGTCTGCTAAGTAGAGCCTCCGGGAGTGTTTTGGCAAGGTCTGTAAAGCTGTTTGAAGTGATGAAGAGATGTCTCTCTTGCAATTCTGCAAAGTAGAGGATTTCAATGATGAGTTCAAGCCTTGGCTGTGGGAGGGTGGCGATTAAGTCATCTATCATAAAGCAGTTGTATTCTTTGTATGTGTTGTAAAGCGTCTTCAGGTCTGGGAAGGCTACGCAGGAGATATAGAGCGGGTTTGAGATTTCTCTATACTGAAGAAGCTTAGCTATCTTCCAAGTGCATGCAATACTTTTGCCTACTCCGGGCTTGCCGTCAAGAATGACGCCTCTCTTCTTTGTTTCTTTAACTTTCCCCAACGTCTCCGTTTCTTTCACTCCGTTGAGGGCTATCCTTATATACTTTTCTGGGAACCCGTTTGCTATCATAATCTCAGCAATCTTTTCTTTTTGCAGTGGTTTTGGCAGATAGAATACTGAAGCTTTTATCCCTTGTCCATCCTTCACGATCCACACGCTTTCTCCCTCCACCACCTCTATGTTCTCCCCGTAGACTTTCTTAATCTCCTCTACCATTTTGAACACCCTCATCTTTCACCCTCCCATTCAAGGTCTAAAAGCTTCCATAAATATCCTTCATTTCCGAACACCTCTTGCGGAAGGAGTTGGATTGTTGCCCAGACCGTTCCCAGTTCCTCATTTTTCACTGTTATTCTGTATATTCTTTTTGCGTAGTCTAAAGTCTTCACATCCACGAGTTCCGTTTTCCCTTCTACAAGTTCCTCCTCTGCAATTTTGCAAAGGAGGTTTCTAACTGGCTCGGGTCTATTCATAAGCTTTATGTATAAATCTTTCGTCATGGCACTCCCTCCTCCTACCATGAGAAGTTGTCATCCTCCGAGGAAAACGGCTTTTCTTCATCGCCCCAGCCTTGGAGGTAGTAGTCTTTGCCTCTCTGGTTATCAGTGCTACTCCATTCCTTTCCGTTTGTTCTTTTTAGGTTCGGTAAGTTCTGACGGAATTGCAATATACCGTTCCAATCCTTGCGGGACTTTTTGAATACTTCATAATCCTTTTTTAAGCTTTCTATGTCTTCCCCATTCTTTTCGTATATCAGCAAAAGCTCTTTTAAGTGTTTTCCGATGATGTATTTGTAGTCTGTGAACCTAAAGCTCTCAGGCGGTCGGTTGTCCCAAGTCTTCAAATACCACCCCATGAGGTGTTGCACCTTTTTGCCTTCCTCCTTGTCTTCTTCCTCTTCCCTTATCTCTGCCTCAAGTCTGGCTTTCAACTCCATAAGAACTTTGAACGCCTCCTTCATTTCTCTTCGCATAAGCAACTCTAAAACTCTGTCTATCTTTTTCAAAATCTGCCTTTCTGTCATGCTACAGCCCTCCTTTTCTTTCTCATTTTCTTGAACTTGCTTCTTATAGCCTCGGGATGGCGGCTAAGTTTGCGGGCGAGTTCCTGCAGAATTACAGATTTGCATCCGTTTTGAGAAAGAGTTTCCCAAATGAGTTCCTCTTCCCATGCCTCATATCTCCGTCTTTCTTCCATTCCCTTTTCTCTACGCATCCTCTCTAAGAACCTTTTCCTATATTTCCTCTCGCATTCATCACTGCAGTATTGGTCGCTACCTTGCGTCGGGATGAATTTCTTTCCACAGATCTCGCATTTTCTTTGTATCTTTTCTACAGACTCACCCGGAAAACCAAACACGGGCGGGTCATCATTTAAAACTTGGAGGATGCCCGCCTTTACCTGTGATGCTATTAGACTTCTGATTTTCTCTTTTGCATACTGTTTCAGGTATTTTGGTGGGTTTAATTCTTTTAAGACCATCCACGGCATAAAAACTCTTATTCTTAACATGATTTCCCAGATCTTTCCGTCAGTCATTGTCTATTACCTCCCTAAAGCCTTTGCTACCTTCTCCAACGCCTCTACCGTTTGGTCTATCTTTTGACTCTTAATTGCTTGCAAACAAATAGCTGTATCCAGTGTGGTCCAGCCTTTTTCTTTTGCAAAATTAAATATCTGCACTGGGTCTGCTTGTATGCGGTATTCTTTGATAAGATGCGAGATTGTTTCTTGTGTTAGTGGCTGTAATTCTTTTTTGATTGCAAATCTCTTGAACAAACTGTGATCGTGTGATGCAAGGAGTTTGGGCGTTGTTTGGTCTCCGAGGAAGAGATAGGTAAAGCCGAGCTCCTCATCCTCTGATAAGTCTTTTAGTTCGTTTAGTATGTGCTGTTTTCTGAGTAGCCTCTGTGCTTCATCAAACACGAGGATCGGCTTCAGATTGTAGTATAAAAGATGGTGCTTAATCAGGTCCAAGGTGCTTTCGTAGGTGTTCCTTGCCCCGCATCCTAAAGAAAAACCTATTAACCTGTAAAGCCTGCCTCGTGTTATCTCCCCGTCGGGGGCTTTCACATAAAATACATCTGATTCCTTTTTTGCGATTTTTTGGGCGGAGACAGTTTTACCTGTCCCCCATTTGCCCCACACGATGCCGTGCAAGGGCATAGCCTGCTCCGTGCGGAGCTTTCTTAGGGCTTGCAAAGTTGCAGTTAGAACTTGCTCTGCGTGCGTCATGATTCACCTCCTAAAAAGAGTTTTATTGGATCCCACTCCTCCTCTTGTGGTTGAGGAGCTGGTTGTAAGCTTGGCTCGGTTGCACTTAGAAACTCTAAAAAGGTTGTTGTGGGTTGTTGTTGTGTTAGCTGTAGTTCTTGCTGTTCAATTTCAATGAGTTCTTCTTTTAGCTTTCTTTTCCTCCTCTCTATCCGCTTTTCCTTGTTTTTGATTTCTCTTATTTCTGTCGGGTCAAGGCTGGGGGCATCCGTGGATATTAGCTTCGCGAATCCAAGCGGAGTTCTTTCTTTCTCGTCCCAGACTTCTAAGATGGTGGCGTTTTCTATGTCCCTGTAGCATACCACCTGAGGTGCCCTCCTGTTCCTTCCGATCTCCCCAGCCCTTTCTTCAAAGTCGTATATGAACTCGTATTTGAGGTTATCTATTGTGATTGTGTGATTGCGGACTGTTCTGGTAAACTTCTCTCTGAAAGCTTTCCTAAGCTCATCTTCTTCCACCTTTCTATACTGAATCGTGGTATGCAGAGTTTCAGGGACTACGGGCTCGTTGAAGTGTTCAAAGCGATGTTCCGTGCGGTTGTATGTATCTATCGCAGCCCTAAGTGCTTCCTCGAATGTTGGGTGTGTATTTGTGAAATACCTTAAGTGGTCTTTTAGGTCTCTGAATGCTCTCTCAATAAGTTTCTGATTTGGTGCATGTGGCTTTGTGCGTGTAATCGCAATGTTGAGATATTCAAGCCCTCGTGTGATAATTTCTGCCTTCAGGACTGCCTCGTTATCAGTTATGATGCGCTCGGGTAGTCCATGCTTTCTAAATAAAGAGATTAAAAAGCATGCCACATCAAGCGCATTGAAAGCTTTGTTATAGTGCTGGGCTTGGGTGTCTTCTTTGACTTTTGCAACCATGCAGGAGAGAAAGCACCCCGACCATCTCTCCCTCACGGCTAATATAAAATATCTTTCTCCTCTCCAGCTGTAGCCCGTAGCGTCAATCTCCCATGTGGCTGGTTCTCTTCGTTGTTTGGCTTTTGATTTTCTGTATTCTGCGTATTCTTTTTTATCTCTTCTCTCAAGTTCCAACTTCTCCCAACTGCCAAATCTCTGTTTTATGACTTCCTCCAACACTCTCCTAAAAGTCCTTTCGCTTCTGATGTTCCTAAGGCTTAGCTCCACCTCAAAAAGCTTGTAAGCTTGCGAAATGGAAAGTGTCCTTGTCCTTCCCTTCTCTTCCTTGCTGAATTTAAGAAGTTCTATAACCCTATCCCATAGTTCATCTTGAAGATGTTTTTCTCCCTTTTCCTCCTCCATTACCTCAATCGGTTCTTTCACCCATCTTGCGACGGTGCTACGAGGGATGCGGAGAACTTTAGCAATCCGCCGTATAGGGATGCCAAGGGCATGTAATTGTAGTGCTTCCCGCTTCCTTTCGTCCATCTCTGCCCTCCTTGTGATAATCACCACCCCCTGACGGCTTTCTTAGAGAACTCCTTCACTTTCTCGTAAATCTCATCTGCTATTTGAAATGTCTTAGTCCATCCGATCTTTATGCCCATGTCCAGAAGGAGAAGTTCCAACTGCTTCCTGTAATGCTCCTCTATGCTTGGGGGCGGGGTCTTCTTTTCTTTTTCTTTTGCTTTTTTCTGCTCTTGTGTCTGCTTTTCATATTCCTTTCTTATCTCCTCCCAAACCTCTTCCGGTGTCTCCTTCTCAATCTCCTCCGCTATTTGCTCTATCTTTGCCCAGTCTATTTGCGTTGCTTCTTCCTTGATTAGCTCCTCTACCTTCTTTACAAACTTCTCTACCACCGAATCTACAGGTCTCAGCCTTTTCGCCTTAAGTCTTTGTCTTATCTCCTCCCTTGCCCTATACTCCCTTACCCACTTATCTCCATCTTTTACTCGCTCTACTACTTCCTTGAGTTCTTCCTCCGTAAGACTATCATCCTCAGCCTCTGGGATTTGTCTGTAAATTGTGAGTAGCGTATCTGCATGTTTGTGTAAGATTTCATCCACCAGCTCTTCATACCCAGATATTTCCACTCCTCGCCTCCCCAGCTCAAACCTTAGCGACTTCCATGTGCTAAATTGATAATCAATATCCGAGAGTATCTCTTTAGCCTTTTCTAATACATAGCTTTCAAGCCTTTTTTCTTTCTCGTGTTCTTCCTTCATTCTTTCCCAAAGGGTTTGGGCTTTGTCGAAAAATACCTTGCGGGCTTTCAGGGAGAGTTCTTTGTATGGGTAAATTGTGATGAGGTAGTTTTTGGCTTTCTCGTATGTAGGAGAATCTACAAACCTTCTCAAATCTTTTTTTATTGCCTCGTGCAGGAACTTGAGAACATCCCGCAGGGCTTGGTCTTTGACTACATCATTGAAGGGTTTGTCCCTCAGTTCTCCCTCGTGTTCCTCTATAAACTCCGACAAGGCTTTAAAGCCCTCTGGGGTGGGGGTGCCGTCGGGGTTGAGAAGGTTTTTGGTGGAATCTGCAATTTTTTCAGGTTCCGCCAAAGACCCCCTTTCCCAATCTGATATAGTCCGTCTCCCTACTCCTAATCTTTCCGCCACCTCTTCTTGTGTTAGCCCTTGCCTTCTGAGTTCTAAAGCCTGCCTTCTCAGTCCCTCATCCTTTGCCCTTCTTTTTACACCTTCCACCCAGTTATAGACTGTTCTCTCGGAAACCCTAAACAACTTCCTTAACTTCTCAATCTCCACTCCGTCTGCATACAGTAGCCTTGCTAATTCCCTTTTCTCTTCTTTGTCCAGAGGGATGCCGTGGCTTGCGTTCTTCTCAATGGCTAATATGCGTGCCTCCAATTCATCCGCCAACTCCATAACTTCCGCCTTGATTGTTTCCTTTCCAAGCCTCTTGCTCGCCAAAAGCCTATGCATCCCATCAATAAGCCAGTAAATCCCGTTTCCTTTGTCCCACACCGTTATTGGCGGAAATTCCTGCCCCTCTGCTATTGCCTCTTGGTATTCTTGGACTTTTTCCTCTATGGTGTGCGTATAGAGGCGGGGCAGTAAGCCCTGAATGACTTCAATCTTTGCAGCCGGAACCTCAAAAATGCCTTTGCTTTTCATGTTCTATACCTCCTTTTGGTTTTTTGCTTTCGTAAAAAGCGGGAAGGTGTTGCACCTTCCCAATGCCAACTGACAAGGAGGAAGAACCCTCTTGTAAAAAGGCGGGGCTTGGGACCCCGCAAGAGGAGATAGAGGGGGAGGAGGGGAGGGAAGCCGTGGGGAGTATTTCATTTCCCTAGCCTGAAAAACAAGTGCCTTAGCTTTTCGGCGAGGTATATCAACTCTTGCTCAGATAGCTGGAAGTTGATTTTTGTATACTCACCGCCTGTCCTTCCTTCCGTGATGGAGAGAATGGCTTTTAACTCGCTTGACACCTGAACGCTAAGTTTTTTGTATGCGTCTCCATTTCCCTGATGGAACAGCGTCAAAATCTCTGTCCACTTTCCGCTTTCCCTCTTAGCCTCCTGCGGCTGTTGTGGCTGTTGTTGTGGCTCTTCCTGCTTAGGATACTTCTTCCATGTGCTCATTTGCACACCTCCTTTATGGTTTGTTTTACTTCTTTAAGTGTTGCCTCCGCCTGCCTGTTTTTGGCTTCAGCAAGGATAACAAGGAAGATGGAGCAGGCAAGCATCAATGAACTAATAATCAACTGCCAGTCTGAGTCTCTCTCAGGCATCCTCATCCCTCCACCTCCCATAATGGAATAACCACCGCCAAAATTCTGCCTCCGTCCCTTTCGTATTTCTTTACCTCATAAAGCTTTTCTCCAGAAGCATGCTTAACAGAGATGATTTCCCATACCTTCACCCAGTGCCATTCGTAGAACTGAAGGTCAAGGACAAAAAATCTGTTGAACTGTCTTATCTTCAGTGCTATATTATTCTTCTTGTCTGCGTGCATTGCTTTTCACCTCCCTCGAGAGGGTCTTTTCTCTTCCCTCTCGGCTTTTTCTATTAGCTTCTTTTTCAGTTCTGCCTTTTTGAGTAGGAGTGTGTAAATAGCTTCTTCAACTTCTTTTAGGTCTTCTTCCAAGATGTTGTTCTCATCCACAAGTGCCTCTTCTGCGTCGTTTAGTTCTTTGAGGATTTCCTTAAATGGAACCTCTCTCTCCGCAGGGTAGGGCTCCAGCCTGTAGCCAAGCCTGTGGGCTATTTGCTGTAGAGCCCTATAAGCAAGTTCGGGCATGTGCTCGTGGATAATAAGTAGCGTGTCCGCCGCATAGCTTAGCGGGTCTCGCCTATGGAAGGGATTGTCCTCATCCATAGACCAAGCGTAAATAAGCTTTTCACTCCTCTGGAGCCTGCTTGCCAGAGGATACGGGCTTTTCTTCCGGAGGAACTCCCGAAAGACCCAATTAAAGCTTGTGTGCCTCATGGCTTTACACCTCCTTTATGAGATTTGGTTTTTTGCTGTGTAGGTTTGTTGCCCTTGTTTTCTACACGTTTCGCTCTTAAATATTCCTCGTAAACCTGCGGGAGGTTAGGAAGATGAAGAACTTGGGATATTCTTTGGATGAGAGGCCTGGAGGACTTCTTGCCGTAAAGGACATTATTCAGATAGATAGGATTAACGCCAAGCCTGAGGGCAAGCTTGTTCAGGGAAAGCCCCCTCTCCCTACAAGCCTCCTTTACAATATCTCCTATGGTTTGGTTAATACCCATGCCTATAAGTATATACACAGTTCCGTGTATTGTCAAGAGGTAAAAACACAAAAATGTGTAAAGGTTATGAGTGATATAGGGAAAAGGATAAGAGAACTAAGAGAGGTCTTAGGGCTTACGCAGAAGCAATTTGGAGAGAGAATAGGTAAATCATGGAGAACAGTTCAAGACTGGGAGGCGGGGAAGAGTAGTGTCCCTGATCATACTTTAAAGTTCATCTCCTCCACCTTCGGCGTCTCTTACGAATGGTTAAAAACAGGGCAGGGAGAGATGTGGGAGAGGAAAGAAAAGACATTGTTAGAAGAGTTAGAAGCAAAAACAAGAGAAGCTCTTGAGAAACTTGTGCGTATTCCCGTCGCAGGGCGTGCGGGGGCAGGATTTCCAGAAAGCCCCGCCGACATGGAAGCGGTGGGCTGGGTTCTTGTTAGTAAAGAAACATTCCAGAAGGGCGGGAAATTCTCAGTGCAGGTGCGTGGAGACAGTATGGAACCTACCTTCCACGATGGGGATTTTGTGGTGTTTAAAGTCTACGTTGGTGATGGGTCGGATATTCCGAGTGGAAAGGTGGTGGTAGTAAGGAACAACTACGGAGAGTTAATAGTTAAGAGGCTTACAAGGATAAACGGCTTAATTGTGCTAACTTCTGATAATCCAAAATACCCACCTATGCAACCCTCTGCAGATTTGCAAATCGTGGGCGTAGCGGTAGAGGCTATAAAGAGGGTGGAACTCTAACCATCTTCAAATGTTCTATAATGTTGCTAATTCTCTGAGTATGGCTGGGTTGATAATATCAACCTTCAATCTCTTAGCCATAAGAGGAATTATAACCCACCCTCGCAAAATGCGAAAACAATAAAACCCTTCCTCTCTATATTCTCAAAGCATGAGCACAACTAAGGTCTATACACTTGGCAGAGGAATGCTGTTATTCAAGCCTGCCGGAGAGGCTGGCTTTGAAGACTTTGGTAATGTCAAAGACTTCAGCTTAACAGTTGAAACTGAAAAGCTTGAGCACTACTCTACCGCAAGCGGTATAAAAGTCAAAGATGCAGAGATAGTGAAATCGCAAGAATTCAATGTTAGCTTTGAGATCGACGAACTAAGAACTGAGACACTTGAAAAGTTTGCCCTCGCAAGTAGAACAGATACAAACATTACAGCGGGCACTGTAGTAGATGAGGCTGTGAATGGTGTTAAACAAGGATTTTGGTATAAGCTTGCACATGAGAAAATCAAAAGAACTCCCGCACCAGTAATTACCAACGATGCAACGCCACCCACCGTATACACAGAAGGCACGGACTACGAAATAGACTACGAGGCAGGGGCAATATACATTATCCCGGGTGGGAACATCACAGACGGCACTAACTTAAGAATTGACTACTCTTACGATGCACTAACGAAGACCACCCTCCAAAGCGGGCAGAAGTATCAAATCGTAGGGACCCTATGGTTCAAGGGCGACCCACCCAAGGGACAGGTCTTAGATGTGATCGGAGATGTTTCCTTAACTCCCTCGGGAGAGTTAAAGCTTATCGGTGATGATTGGCTAAGCGTGAAATTTGAAGGAACATTTACAACTAAGCCTCAGATAATCAGCAGAGGAGTGAAATAATGGCTTTTGGGTTCTATCTTGATGAAAATCTCACGCAACCTGTCAACATAAATACGCCCGTCAACATCGTCCTCAACACCGCAGGCGGAGGGGCGTATATAGACATCCAGCTTTGGTTTGGTTCTCCGGACAGCACTAAAAAATGCCAAGCCGCATCCGACCCGGGCGTAGACCAAATCACAATCACAATAAACGACACCAACCCCACCATCCACCAACCCGACCCCAGCAACGGACCCTACTGGGTATTGGCATTGAACAGGTCAGAATTGGACACTAATCCAAAGAACGATGGCATTGACATCGGGACGGAGGTATTGGGTGGTGCTGCAAATGCAATAGCCTTTTGGCTACGCATATTTGAACCAGAACAGGCCCCGGCTATTTGGGAGGACTGGATACTCACAACAAACGCAATACTGGAGGTGGATGTATGAAGTATGAAACAATAAAGACGGTCAAACTTTCAGATGGCAAAGAAGTGCAAGTGAGAAGCCTGACATTCAAAGACTTCATACGCTTTTCTGAACTCATATCTCAAGTCCTAAACGATGTTCTACAAGGACAATTAAAACCATCCACATACTTACAGTCCGCAGTTCCCTTTGTGTCTGCGATGACGGGCTTGGGGCAGAAAGAAATAGAAGAACTCAAGCCCTCCGACGCACTGAAAATTTTCAACGCATGCATAGACGTGCTAAAGGAGGACACGGATTTTTTTACAGAACTGAAAGCACTGCTTCAGAAAGCAAACGAACTACTCTCGCAGAAATCATAGAAGAACTCATCAGTGCAAACCATCAAGTCTTTCAATACCCTCTCCCTTTCCTCCGTGAGATCATGTCTTTGTATTACAAACGCAAAATGCGAGAATGGAAGGAGTTTGTCTATCTTGTCAAGTTGGCAGTATGGGGTTCAAGGGAAGATATAGACAGCGTGTTTGGAGAAGAAGAAAACTCCATAGAAGAACTCTTAGAGGAGTTTGGCGATGGCGATAAATGAACAACTCGTATTAGAGATAAGGGCGGAAGTCGGACAGCTAAGGGCACAGCTGGAGGAACTCAGAAACAGACTGCAAGGGATAGACACAAGCTGGACTGAAAAATTGCAGGAAAACATAGAACAAAGCACGCAATCTGCTAAACAGCTTGCAAGTCAGTTTGAAGGCATAGCATCAACTATACGAACAATAGCCTTATCCTTGCCCTTCGTGGGCTTTATCAAGGAGGGCATAGAGTTTAACAGGCAGATTGAACAAGCAAGAATTGGCTTTGCTGGTATTCTCACATCAATTGCCCAAATAAGAGATGAGCAAGGCAAGCTCGTGGAGGGTGCGGAGAAATACGCAAACGCAGTCAAGCTTTCAAATCAGCTGCTGAATGAACTCCGTATTGCAGGATTGCAGACTGTCCTAACATTCCAAGACCTTGTTCAGATAGCCCAAGGTGTAATGGCACCCTTCTTGTCTGCAGGTGGTAATCTCAAAGAGTTGTCTGGCTTCGTGGTGCTACTTTCCAATGCTGTTTCTGCGCTTGGTCTACCAATGAACCAAGTAGTGCAAGAGACAAGGGATTTACTAATGGGCACTATTGATATGAACTCTCAATTGGCGAGGTCTCTCGGGATAACAAATGAAATGGTCAATAGGTGGAGGGAACAGGGGACAATATTTCAGGAACTGACTGTAAGATTGCAGGGTTTTCAGTATGCATCTAAAGATGTAGAAGGAAGCTTTACTGGACTGCTTGCTAAAGCTAAAGAAGTTTTTCAAATCCTTGCAGGCATGGCTACTGCGAAAGTGTTTGAGGCTATAAAGAAGGACTTGGACGAGTTCGTGGCAAGGTTTTTGGTTGTCAAAGATGGGAAGATAGAACTGTCCGTGGAGGGACAGGAGCTCGTAGAGAAGATTTCAGAGACGCTAACAAATCTCTATAACATTATCAGCACTCTCGTAAAAGTAGTAGGCAAGTTTGCAGTAGGTGGTTCATTCTGTCGCCATCCGGCGCATCTTGTGTAATATTCCGTTCCGTCTATCGCTACAGCCACAGGGCGCTCTCCGCTCATTTTCACACCACACGGAGGAAGCACAAGGGAGTTCACCTTGTCTGTCAGAAGCCTCTTCTTGTCTACCCGCCCACCCCATTTATTTCTGATCCAAGCATCTAATAGCATGAGGGCTCCTATCTGAACAGCCATCTCTGCCTCCTCATCTATAAGTGCTGCTGTCTACGACAACATTCGCCACAAGCGTAATCCTTCTCCCGTTCAAACTTTCTATCTGCGCCTCCGCAACAGACATATCAAGTTCAATACGAGGTCTTAAATTCTCAAGTTGCATGATCATTTGAGAAATCTTGCTTACCTGCTGTGCATAGAAGTCTTCAAGCTGTCTTGCTTGTTGTATGAAGCTATCAGATACGCTTGCTTGTATCTGTTGAAGTTGCTTCATTACGCTATCTACAAAAGTGGCGCCAAACAGCTTGCTAAAATCCACGCCCTCCGCAGTGGGTGTTCTCTGCAAAATTTCAGAAAGCTGAGAAACCATGTTTTTAGCTTTTTCAAAGCTTCCTGTGATGTTTGCAAACATGCTTGTAAGGGCTTGCTTGGGCATGGAGAGGAAGGTTTGAAATGCTTGTGATACCTCCTCAGGAGTTAGCTGTTTAAGACTATCTCTTATCTGCTGAACTAAGTCTTGATACTGCACCTTGAGAATTTCTATCTGTTGCGGCGCTAAACCTTTTGCAATTGCCTGCTGTATTTGACTTGCGAGGTCTCTTGCTTGCTGGACAAGGTTTAGGATGTTGGCTACCTGCGTGATTGGTTCCTGCTGTGTGGTAAAGCCGAGTTGGATTTGTAGTTCTTTTGGAATAAACTTGCTGATCATTTCTTGTCTTTCTTTCTCAAGCTGTGCGAGTAGATTGTTTCTTTCTCTTGTGAGTTCTACTACCTTGCGTGCGTAGTTTTGTTCTTTAGCCCAAGCATCCCTGAGAAATTCCTCAAGCGCCTGCCTTCTTCTCCGATAGCCCTCCGCAGTTGCTTGTGCTATTTCAAGTTCAGTCTGCAATATTTCTCTTAACACTTGCTTGCGGGCTTCGTCTTCTAAGTTCTCTTTGAGTAAGTCTTGCAGTTCTCTAAGCTTTCTCTTTAGCGTGTCTATTCTATCTTCTACATCTGAAGTGTCTAAAGACAGTTCAAGTTTTTGAGAGAATGCCTTAGCCTCATCCTGTAGTGCGTTCATGATGTCTTGAAGGGATAGGGTGTCCTTCAGTTTTTGCTTGATCTCCTGCAGCTTTGCAATGGTTTGCTCTTGGTCTTTAAGGGATTTCAAAATCTCTTCTACTTGCTGTTTAGAGACTTTTCTGATCGCCTGTGCGGTTATTTGTCCTGCTTGGGTTATCTCTCGTGCGGCTTTTTGCTGTGCTTCTTTGTATCTCTTTGCATCCCCCTCCGCCAGTTCCCGCATCTTCGCAGTGATCTTTAAGCTCTCTTGTAGTTCCTCCTTCGAGATGCCGAGAAAGCGCCCAATACCCGGGATTTTGCCGATTAAAGCCCGCAATCTGTTAATACGATCCACGATGAATGTTTCTATTTTGATTAGCCATTTCGTAAATGCTCCTCTCGTTTGTTCATCTAACCACTCCCGGAGCATCTCACCCAAGTTCCAGCCCGCAAGTGCAGTAGCGACTATGATGTTTAGCCTCGAGAATAAAGCACCTAAGCCTGTTATAGTAGCCCCTCCCACCGTGCTGAGAGTTCTCAGACTACCGATTAAGGCTTCAATAGCAAACTTCAAAGCAGAAACAGCTTTTACTACGATGTATATCTCTAATGCTTTAGTGAACTGCAAGACTTACTCAAAGAGAACTTAGAAGACGAAGCCCAAGCATCCCTGAGAAATTCCTCAAGCGCCTGCCTTCTTCTCCGATAGCCCTCCGCAGTTGCTTGTGCTATTTCAAGTTCAGTCTGCAATATTTC